TGTATCTTTACAGGTATTTGGTGTACCTAGAACATATGTCACACCATTGACTATGGCATAGTTGTCATCTTCCAGTATTCCTGAATGAACCAGACAATCACAAAAGAACTTGTCTATCACTGTTCCTACATTGGATAAGTCAAACTTTCTTTTAGATCCAGGTCGGATGGTATATGTAATGGTTACATTCTTAAGCTTCTTAGGAAGCTTCTTCAGGCTTGGTTCAATGGATTTGTTGAACTCTGCCTTCATCCTGTTCAGGGTCTGGTAATGGGCATTTCGATAGAAATTAAGATTGAGAGGTTTTAATTTCCTCCCAATCTTAACCCTTACAGGTACATCATCAATGTTGATGCAGACCTGTCTCATTACTTACCGAAGAGACTCTTGCGGGGAGCAGTAACCGCAGGAGCTGCCTTGGGAGCGTTGTCACCCTTCTTGACACGATCAAGGGTCTTGCCCTTGTACTTCTCAAGCCACTTGTCCCAGAAGGTAGCTTCAGCACCAGTCTTGCCCTCATGAACAGTCTTATGGCTCTCAAGATCAAAGACCTTGTTGATCCTGTTCTGTTCACGAGTCTCATTGCTCTCAACATAGGTATCACCAGAGAGAACACGCTTGTTCACAGTTTCCTTGTGAATGCCCAGAGCAACCTTGGCTCCAATCATTTCAACAATCATCGGAACAGGTGTCGGAACTTCCTTCTTCTGCTCGGCATTGTAGATGTTGACAACCTTCTCTTCAGTATCCAGCTCAGAAAGTTCCTTACCAATACCGCACAGGCAAAGATCATTGATGGTAACAAAGCCCGGAAGAGGAACCTTTTTGTTGCTCTTGACAAAGAAGTTCTGGCCTTCCTTGTTGGTCACATAAACAGTCTCACGATACTCACGACCATTGATATCGGCAACAATGTTAAGAGCCATTGCACCGCTCTTAGCAGTAGTGGCATAGAGAGCCTTGATGGTTGCTTCATAGATATCAGACTCAAGAAGAGAGAAACCACCGAGGGAATCCTGAGACTCTTCGAGACCGGTAGAAGACATGTTAGCGAAAATACTCATAATACTTTATTCCTTATAGAAATCATTTAAGTGGTCCAGAAGAATCTGGGCATCATTGTCAATGTACGTTTCCTGCTTGGAGAACAGCCCCATAGGAGATCTGATTCTTTCTCCAGTAGTCTTTGAAGTAATTCTCGTCTGGAAGACATACTTAAAACCAAGTTCCTTCTCTTCATCAGTAATAGTTAGAAGATCGGACTTGAACCCCTCAAGTTCCTTGAGAGGAATTTTCTTGGCAGCTACAACGGTACTAAAGAACGCTTCAGCACCCTGTCCTGCCAACGAACCTTTAATAGGAACCATTGTTTTCATATCCATTGTCTTTTCATCAAGAATATCTTTGACGTGAGCAATGAAAATAACAGGCTTGTTAAAGGTTACTACCTTGCTTTGCATTAGATTACGGAAGTAATCACCATAATCTGACCACCCACGCATGGTATTTGGAGCAGTTCTTACATATTGAGCTTCAAACATATCCATGAGGAAGGTGAGGGAGTCAATGATGATTCCTTCGCAATTTGGGTCATCCTTGCCATGATCGAATGCTTCATATACCTGATAGGGATCAGATACCTTCAGAAACTGAAACTTGTTCCTGAAGGGAAGCTTCTTCCCTGCTTCACAACTCAGGTAATACCATTTGTCTTGGTTCCTGATGTTCCGCAGGGAAGCGGATTTACCATTGGCTGAATAACCACAAATCAATACCAGTTGATCGTTTGTATCGTTATCAGACATTGTTTGAGTACCTCTTGGCAACAGTTACCAGAATCGTATCTTCAATCTCACTCTCTGGAATTCCATTGGCTATCTGTTTATTAAGGTGCTTGACCTTGTTGGCTACTTCAATGAAGCTACAGCCGTTATCCACCAGAGTTAGTGCATATCGGATAAGAAGATTGTTCCTATTGCCTGTGGTCATTAAATTGGCAAACCATCTCTCAAGAGCATCCAGATTTTCAATCTTCTGCATTTCCTTGTTGAACTGCTCATTCCTGCTAGTCTTTGGAATGAACTGCAAGGCATCCAGAAGTCTTCCATCATTTCTGAAGAAGATGCCATTGGGATTAGCCAGCCATTTCTTGCTTGCCTGTGTTGATGCTTCATCAACTTCAAAGGGAAGCCATTTCAGGAAGTTTTGCATGAACTCCTTATATTCATCCCCTTGCAGATCCAGTTCATAATTGATAGGCATCAATATCCTGAATCTGTCTTCACCATCAGTCTGGTGTCTCTTGGTGGTATAGGTAATAAATGTGTAGTCTTTTAACAGTTCCTGTACTGAGGTTAGTTTAATCCCCTTGTCAACATCAATGACGATCATGTTGAACTTAGGCATTACACATTCATTGCATCTATGTCCATCTAGGAACCAATGGTTGCACCAATGTATCCCTTGAGTCAGAACCAGCTGGTCTATCATCGACCAAGGTGCCTTATCGTTCTGATAACCAAAGGCATATGCATCAGTGGGATTGGCAAACTGACCTTCATCAGAATAGGAGACAATGATCTCGTCAAGATTCGTCTCCTTCAAGGTTTCACCCTTGAAGAATTCAATTCCATCAAGATATGTCTTCTTAATGATGATGTGATGCTTATATCCCCAAGCCATTGCAAGAGACATTAATTCGTTTCTTGCACTGGATCCAGACTTGTAGAAAGGCAAGGCTTCCGTTAAATCAGCATGAGTAACCTCAGCATCAGTTTGTGCAATGTATTTAGCAAGCTTCATGTAAGCCTTTTCTCTAGTCAGAATGGCTGAGAAGGCATTTCCTGAGTCTTCAACCAGCTTAATTGCTTGCAACAGATGATCCAGAGTTACTTCAGTGCTTTCATCAACAAAAGCTAAAGCACCTGCCAGCTTCAAAGCCTTGAAATACCTGTGAGAGAGTTCAGCCTTTCTGATTTCTTCATGTTCAGGAAGTTCATCAGCAAGTTTTTCACACTCACACTTGTACTCAATCAGTTTTATTGAAGTGGCATCTGCTATGTCCATTTCCCAGTTGTATTTATCTGGGTTTGCCAGCTTGGTAAAGATAGTGTGCCACTTCTTTACTGTTGCTGTATTGTTAGGACTGGTTAACTTGGCAAAGATTTCCGATGGGGTTAAACCTTGTTCGGACTTCTTGGATCTGCCAATTCCAAAGATGCATCTTCTGGCATATCCTATTTCTAGGAATGAATAGAATTGATCTTCGGTTTGTGAACCATCCAGTAACTTAACAGGGGTTCCGAATAGAAGCATATTGGTAGGTGTCTTACCATCTCTATCCTCACCTCTTGTGTTATCTACTGTGTTCTTAACCAGTTTTTGCTTAATCTGTCCTTGGTCATATAGTTCCAGGAACGTGTTAAGCACTTCAGTGGCTCCAATGAGATTAGATCCGATCTCATCAATCTGAAGATTAATGGCTCCACAGTCAGCCATAATGAGCTTCTCACGAAGCTGCTTGACTGCTGGTGCAGTACCACTATCAAAGGTGAATGGATATGCTCCCAAACGCTTGTATTCGCTGTTTAGAGCATCCAGTTCGCTCTCCTCAGTGGTATTGTTCCTGATAGCCCTATCCTGAGCCAATTGAAGGATATGGTTCTCAGAAATGGTTGGCATGGTTTCTTCAAAGAATCTCTTCTTGAAACCAGAGATAAAGTCATTCTCCATGATGGAGATGCTGTGTCCCTTGCCAAATCCTGAACTAGCCAGAGCCAAGGCATAGATATTTACAGGCACATTGCCTCTATCCTTGGTATTGATATGTGCTCTCATGCAAGCAGCCATCTTGCCAAGGAAATAGGCAACTTCTACTGTGAAAAACCCTCTTTCCGTATTCTGGGTTTTATTGCAGAGTACATCTACAATTTCCTTGACTACGGGAGGATAGGGAACTTTACTCAGATCCATGAATTCTCCTGTATTGTTCACAAATAGTAGCCGCAGAACAATAGTTGCATCTTCTTGCTTCACCAGGAACAATACGGATAACCCCCTTTCCCTTTTCTGCCTTGAACTTGTTGGCTTCTGCTAAAGTATCAAAATTCTTTGTAGCTCTAGTGGAATCCTCATTGGCATAATACTTGTACTTGGTTGGAGTTCTCCAAAGCTCTTCATCAGTACATTCAGGAATTTCTGAATCTGGTGCGTCTTTATATTGATTAATCTGGTCTAGCTTATTCTGCAAGAATTGTTCTGTTTCCTGAATGGAGAGAAGCGGGTAGTCCTTAAAGGCCACTCTGCATTGAGGATAGTTCTTATCCTTCATTGCAGACAACTTGCTCCAGTCCGTAAAAACAAAATTAATTCGGATGAAATCTTCCTTAACCTTGTCTTGGTTCAGCCAGCGATAAAGACTTCCCTGAAGCCGATAATCCTCATCGCTTGAACCAGTAGTCCACTTATAGGTGGTAGTGCTTTTGTAGTCGTTCAGCATTCCATCAAGAATGGAATCGAATTTTCCACCAATCTTATATCCATTGAACTCACGGATATTCCTTTGTTCAATGTAACAGGGAACATCTCCTTCCTTGACTTCCTTGGGATTGACCTTGATCTTGTCAATGAATTCCTGCGGATAGCCAAGAATCTCCATGTTCTTCTGGTGGTTTTCCTTCCATGCTTTCTCAATGGCTGTATGAATACTCTTGCCCATAGCAATACTGAGGAGATTCTCCAGATCCATAGAGACATTGTCCATGTCTAGTCTCCGTGTCAGAACAATCTGTCTCACGGGCTTTAGAAGAGATGTGACTGAGAAATACTTTGGATCATTTACAAAGTCATAATCATCATCTACAGCCCATACTGCTAGGGCAAGAGGAATATTGGAATTGTTAGTGAACTTCATTCTTCAATGAATTCCTTGTCAGTGAAGTAGCCCAGATAGGAAATGCCAAGCAGAACCACTTGGGTAACTTCCTTCAGGTTGAATTCATGCTCTGCCTTTCTGGCAACATACTCAATGATCTTCTTCAGATCCTTGAGAGTGATCTCCTGCTTCTTCTGGGGAATGATGCAGGTGGTAAGAGTCATGCCTTCTTCATCCTTATTCTGTAAATCTGGAAACCAGACCTGAGCGGTGACAAGGAATCGGTGTGCTTTTTCTTCAGAGTTCTTTGACATATTCTTGAACCAAGTTGGTAAGTTCTTCTTTAGTTAATTTATTGGGTAAACAAAGTTCATGGCTCCAATCGGGCCAGAATATTGAAAATTCACCACCCAATTTAACGTCAGGATGGTAGATATCAGGGTGATCCTGCCAAGATACTGCTTTAACTAAATGCTCATTAGCCCAGAGTATTGCTTCTGGGTCATCTTTAACCATAAAGTATTGAGCATCATGGATTTGAGCACAGGGTTTAATATCATACCTGAATTTTGAATCCCTGACCTGAGAGTTAAACTCAACTCCAGCTCTGGAATTCAATAAACCCCATGACTGTCCTAAAGCATTTCCAGCAGTTCTTTTCTCAGCTTCCGCTTCCTTGGGGGTGACTTTAGTGTTAAGAATGCACTGAGCCAGAACAGGTGTTCTTACTCTCAATCCAAAGGCTACTGTTATATAGCCATCATGAGAGGCTTTAATCAGTTTATTCCTAACCCATTCGTCAGATTCCTTATAGAGTTCATGATACTTGGCTTCAATAGTTTTAGCAGTAGCTTTATCAAAGCCACAGTTAGTCATAAGTGTTCTAAAGGTACCACCATAGGTTAAGGCAAATGTTGGGGCTTTAGACTTTTGTCTAAGCCCCTTGTATCTGCTTTTAATGCTGTTGATGATCTCTACTTCTGCCTGAGCCTTACTGATCTTTTCAATCTTCATAAGGTGCCAGTGTTACAACATAATCAGGAGTTGATCTTCCTCTGCTGTTAACCACATAGCATGTACCATTCTTATTCCATTTAATCGTATAGTTAGTTTTATGGTATTTACGAGATAATACATGCTCTGCCAGTTTCTTTACCATATCTTGTGGTTTGATATGCGGATTATTCTTCCTGATAATCTCTATTCTTTTATGGGATGTACCCAGTTTGAAAGAACTGGTTTTATCAGAGAATACAACGTATAACATTTACCACCAGCTATAATAGACAAGAACTGAATCCTCATTCTCTGGATCTGCATACCAATCTAAAGCATCGGCAACAAACTTCAGATCATTTGCAAGGGTTCTGATTGCATAGGTGTCAAGACCCTTTGCATCCTTGCCAAAGAAGAATCCAGTGGTTTCAGGAAGCTTTCCTTCAATCAGATCCTTATATAGAGATTCAAGATTCTTCTTGGTCAGCTCCACGTAGACACAGTTGAAAACATCTTTACCACCCTTTTGATGATAAAGCTGTTCCATCCAGCCATGCAGATTAGGATGCTTTCTCCAATACCTAAACTCATCGTAGTGAGTATCTTCCTTGAGTTCACCAACAGGTCCGTTAAGATCTTTCTTCTTAACTTCCCAAACATACATGTCAAGTCCCATAGCTACACCTCAATACTGATGTTTGAGAGCATTTGCTCAAGTTCTTCCCTCTTGGCTCCAAGTTCTAGTTGAAGGATGATTTCACTGATCTTGTTATCTCTTGCTTTATTGAATGCATCAACCTTCTCTTCATAAGGATTGTCTTTGGTATAGCCAAACCTACCAGAGATTACCTGTGCAAACCTAAAAGCAAAGATTTCATCCTTGGTCTTCTTTTCACTAGGGACATGTGAGTAGTAGTTATCCATATGAACTTCTGTTTCCTTTGGGGCAATTTTCTTAATCTTAGGAAGAACAGTTTTCAAAGCATACTTCTCAAACATGTCTTCCATGATGGATTCAAATTTTTCAACCTGTCTCTTGTGTTCTTCATTCCAAGCCTTGGATTTCTGAGCAAGTTCATTAATTTGGGCCTCAGTGGCTTGGTTGACTCGTGATTCAATGTATTCTTTAATTGCTCGTGTTACTCTCATAGTAACTCCTTTAATTTAGGGTTATGTTCATTCAAATAGAGAATGGATCCATCATCCATAGTAACTTTATAGACTTCACCATCTTTCTTTATCTCATCCAGCTCTGCTGTTATATCAGGCATCTGATCTGAGAAGTACGAATATGCTCTTAAGCAATGACCATCGTAACCACCAGTATAGACGCGCAATTTATTAATATCTTTGGTAGTCAGAGCAGAGATATGATCTTCCAGTGCAGCAAAGTCCAAACCACATAGAAGCCAGCCTTCAGGTGCTTTAAAGCAACTCTTGATCAACTTGGCATACTTGGATCCAGTAGCAGGAAGATTTTGAAGATTCGGGGATGATGAACTTAATCTTCCACTTACTGTACCGCCTAAATTGAAATTGCCAATTAGATAATTCCATCCATCAGATCCCTTAGGTGCCTGCTCAAAAGCAGGAATAAAAGCAGTAAGAATTTTATTTACTGCTGAGTAATCAATGAATCCTTGGATCAGATTGATAACATTTTCATCCTTGGTGTGGTTCAATAAGGCTGTTAAAGTATCACCATCAGTAGAAGGCTGATTAGTGGCAGTCTTGTTTAATATTGGAAGTTCTAGATAATCATACAGAAGTTCTTTTAACTGAATAGGGCTTCTAGGATTAAATTGTTCCTTGAAGTCTTTTCCAGTTACCTTTTTCTTCTTCAGTTTATTGTTGGTTCTGGTTACCCACTGATCTCTCAAAATCTCCATGAAGGATATGACCAAAGGACTGTTCAGGATCCTGTCTAGAGCATTATTCTGATCATTTAGAAGCATCTGCTTCACTTCTTCAACTCTCTTCATATCGAGAGGAAAGCCCGTTAGCTGCATCTGAATAATGTCTTTGGTAGCAGGCTTGAACAATGTTTCATAGATTTCCTTTTGTTGATCTTCAACCATCTTTGGGTAGTACTTGTTATAGACATACCAGGTAGCCAATCCATCAGTAAGGTTGTACTGGAGCAGTTGATCCAGAGGAATCTTGGTTACATCATTAATGTCTTCCTGCGCGTAGTTTCCTGCATATTCCTGACTCAATGATTTAAGAGATAGATCGTTACCAGAACAACTATTAGTAGCCAGATACCCAATGAGCTTAGTGTCATCAAAATCTCTAAGGAGACACTTGAGACCCAGAAGCAAACCTTGGCTATCAGTAATATCGGCCATAAAAAGGTTATAAATAAGAACTGTTGCATCGAAAGCTATGTTATGAAAGATCAAGTTGCCCTTATAGTTTGTAAAGAAGTCATATAAAAGACCTCTTACAAATAGGTTCTTTACATTAGGGGACTTATCCACCTGAAAGGCTATTCCTTCATGCTTATTCCAGCAGAACGTAATAGAAGCGATTTGAGCCTCTGTAACCTTCAGGGAATACGTTTCTATGTCACAGGTCAATCTAGAGCATTCTAGGCACCTTTTAAGCGATTTCTGAATGGTTTCCAGAGTACTTGGATATTCAGCATGATGAATAATATTTGAACCAGGATCTATATAAATTCCCTGAATGCTTTTATTCACCATATCCAAAGCTATCTTGATATTCTGTCTTACCTTTATTGGGTCATAGAAGATAGCCTTGTAATTGGGCAGATAGGCAACCTGCTGATTGCCTACCATGACCATATAGCCAAGATACTTTGGAGCATTCCCCAATTTGGTAAAGACCTTGAAGTACTCGGCATCAGCAATGAGGACTATTTCATACTTAGACAGTTCATCACTGATGGATGCCAAATACTCCTTCATATCTGCCGCTTTAGTCTTCTTTCTGGTTGGGTCAATGAACAGGGTAATTACATCTGCACCTTCAGAAAGAAAATCCAGATACTCTTTCTGTATCTGGATTGGATCATTCTTGGGAACCAGAATAACTATCCTATTCGTCTGCGAATACATAGTCATATGAGTTATCCATGATGATGTTCATTGCCAGATATTCTAGAATAAGTTCTTCAAAGCGTTTTACTGATGCTTCCTTGGGTAAAACTTCAGCATCAGTTAATTGTGGGAAGAAGGTAATCAGTACTTCAGGCATATAGGATCTTGCTTCAGCAGAATTCCTTGTACCCATTATCT